TCTGGCCAGTCCTGCGGCTTCACAGGCTCCGTCAGTTTCAATAGCTGGCAGGCTCGCGCTGCGGCCTCCTGGGGAGTATCATAGGCCGATGTCGGCGCAACGCCGCCCGATGCAAGCCAATGCGCAACCTCCCAGCCGTAATCCGCCTTGATGAGCATGACGACTTCGCGGCCTTTGAAACCCTCAAAGTTCTGTTTTCTGATGCTGTCCATCTCGCTCATCGTCGCATCCTACTCACGATCGGGGTTGTGGCGGTTTCTTGCGGTGCTTGGCCAACGCCTCGGCATACTCCCGGCCAAGCGATGATGGGCCGAGCTTGAAATCTTCCGGGAATAGCCCGAGGCCGCAATGCGGGCAGGCGGGCACCGTCGTCCGCGACCTCCAAGCTTCGTCCATTTTCTTGGCAGCTATCGTTCGGATCTGAAACTTCTCAGCCTCGCTGACTTCCTTCTGGCGCTTGACGAGGCTCGAATGTGCCTTGTCGTATTGCTTTACCAAATTTTCAAAGGCGTCGAACGGCTCAACATCCTTCTCGCAATCCCTGCACCAAATCCGGCGCTCGTTATTGTCGTAGACCATTGCGCGATGCGGGCACGACGAGTAATGCCTCCGGCTCAGACCGCGGGCAACGCGAACGTCGCCTATATCGATGACGGTGACGCCACCCACAAAGCCGATCTCCTTGATTGGCGGGTCTTTCTCGTCTGCCATTATCATCCTCAATGTTCGGTCAGGATGGCTGCACAGTCGGTGAGACGTGGCGCTGCGGTTGGTCAACATAGAACCGAACAGATTGCCCCAGGCCCGGCATAATGGGGCCAAGCTGGAGCGTAGCTCGCCCCTCGAAGAATGCCCGCAGACCTAGGAGCATTGATGTAATTGCCTCATCGGCGATCTGCTCTCGCTTCTGGCGAGCCTCCCGTGCATGATCCTCGGCCATCTTCTTTGCCTTTCTAGCGCGCTTGCGCTGTTCGTATTCTTCCTTGGGGGTCAAGATCGGTTAGCTCGTAAACAGCGTCGTCGGGCGGGCAAGGTGACGCCAATGCGTTGGAGTCCAATAGACGTATATTTCGCCTGAAAACCAAAGCCTTCCGCGCCTTGTCAGAACACACTCGTTGCGGCATCCGTCGTCATCTTCGATCTTTACCTCAACCGGCACGTCAACCGGTGCCAGCGATATATCGTGCCACGGTCTATCCATTGCCGCGATCTCCATTCGTCACTCTGCCATGCCTGCAAGGTGTTCTGCATTCTGTGCGAGCTCGTAGGTGGCCGCGAAGATATCGGGCTTGCATGGGTACATCTCGCCCTTAACGCCCTGGATGACCCAATCGCCAGGCATCGCCGTCATGACGCCCTCAAGCGTGGCGATCTTGGCGAAGTGTTTGCCATCAAGCTTCTGGATCTGGACGACGCCATTCCCCACGGCGGCCGCAAACCACTCAGGCCACGCCGGGTTGCCGGGTGCGCCCGTCAGCCACTCGAAAGCTTCGATCTCGACCGGCTTCTTTCGATACTTCGCCATCTATCATCCTCCTGCCGCCCTATGCGGCTCTAAATTGCTGGATGACTGACTAACCCCAACGATAACAAAGGGTTTTTCTCTACTATGAACACTGAGCCAAATTGGAAATACAAGGTATTTCAATTATTTGGAGTCGCGTCAGTCAGTCAGTCAGTCATCCATGATCAGTCTTTGTTCAGGGTCGCTATTCCGGCTTCGGTTTTTTGCGTTTCGCCATGCGAAGCTGCATTACCTTGGCTGTGGCTTCGGCTTGCATACGATCGTAGTCGGCAGTCTGTGAAACATCGCTATGTGTCGCTGCGTGTCGGACCATATCGAGGGACGCGCCGGCATCGACGGCCTCCGAAATCGCCCCTGATCGGCTATCCATATTCTGAATGTTCTTCGGCACTCCGGCCCTGGTGGCAACCAAGCGCCACTTCCGGCGCCATTCGTTGGCCGACCACGGCATGGCGTTGAGCTCGTTCTTGACGACGGGACCGGCCGCCGGCAACAGATGACGGTTCACGGTCACCTTTTTAGTCGCCTCGTCGGTGACGACAAGCGGCTGCTCCCCGGCAATCCGCTGCAGCTCACGCATCACGAGAGGGGCAAATTTTAAATCCGCCTGCATCAGTTTTTGTTTTTTGCTGGTGACGTGCCGTAAAATCAGATCCTCATCAATTTCCTGCCAAACGATCCCACGCAGCCATTTTCGGCCATCGCGGATGATGGCCGAAACCCCTGGCTCGGAAAGGGGAACCATCTCTCCGATAACATCCTTCTGTCTCAGTGTGCATTCGAACTGGAACGCCTGCCCAAGGGCTATGGAATACCAGCCGAAGTCCTCCCGGGCCGACACGCAGACGGCCTCCGCTTGTTCCGCCGAAAGAAACACTTTGCGAGGCTTTGTGCCGGGAAAGCGCATCTTGTTCATAACTGCACACAGACGTTCGCAGTCTGAGTCTTCAAGCAGAGTGGCGCCGAAACTGAACAGGGCGCGAAGCTGGCCGACTACTGCTGCCCCCGTCGCCGATTTCTGGCCGTCCTCGCTCCAATCCTTATGCCAGGCCAAGAGGATCCTGGCTTTGATATCTGATAGGCGCTCATCACCGTGCTTAATGTTGATCCGGCGAAGCAGACTGTCCCGGTTTACCCGGGTGTGATAGCGGTTCTTCTGGTAGGGCGAGTCCTGGTCGGTGCGGTAGCACTGGATCAGGGAACGCACTGTGCCCTTGAAGGCGCTTGATGGAAGTTCAACGCCGCGCGCCCACATCAGCATTTCCGCCTGTTGGTACTGACATTGGCTGGCGATGTGCTCACGGTCGATAGGATCGGGTTCTGCGCCCCTCCAGAGGGTCAGGGACTTCGGGACATACCCTCGGGCCACCAGATCGCTTCTGGCTTGCCACGTGGCCGCCCAGCCATCCTTACGAGCCCTCCAAACGAGTCCGGGAGCCTCACCTTCCAGCTTGGGAGGCCGTCGTTCATCCGTCATCGTGATCCCCTCCGGTTTGAGATTGAGGGGTCCATGCTAAGCCCATTGTGCTTATCCAGCCAAGATTTGACCGCCGGCCAATACCGTCTTCCCCCGAATAAAGCCTGTTTTCGTGGAAAACCGTATTTGCTTTCCAGACCAGGCAGCATGGACCGCATCACCTTTTCCGGCACGCCAAGACGCCGGATCAGTTCTGCATCGGAAAGATACAGCTTGTCCTTCTCGCGTTCGAGCGTATCGGCGGCTGGCGCGGTCATATTACTCACGTCCTAAGTGTTGCGAAGAATGCGCGGATACCTCAGCGAACATGCCGGCATCGCCTCGGATCCTGCGATCGGCTATGGCGGCGTATTCAGGATTGAGTTCGATCAGGATCGCATTGCGACCCAGGCGATCGGCCACAAGTCCAGTCGTGCCGGCGCCGCCGAACGGGTCTAAGACCGTACCGCCCTTTGGGCACCCAGCCTTGATGCATGGCTCGATCAGTTCCGGCGGGAAAGTGGCAAAGTGCGCTTCTTTGAACGGCTGGGTGGTGACCGTCCAAACGGATCGTTTATTGCGCCGGCCATAGGCCCTATCATTCTTTGCTTCAAAGTCCGACAGCCTGTGCGGCCGCGAATTTGGTTTCCTGGCTCCCTCCTCAGCGTCCTTGGAGCGACGCACGACGGCCTTCATGCTGCCGTTCGTTTTGCCGGGCACGCGGTCGCTGCCTGACTGGTCCTCAACATTCTGAGCCAATCTCCCGAAGGAGGCCTCGGCGAGCTCCTCAAGAATGGCATCCTGGTCGAAATGGTATCGAGAACTCTTACTCAGCAGGAACAGATATTCGTGCGCCTTGGTGCAGCGATCCGTGACGCTTTCTGGCATCGGATTTGGCTTCGACCAAATGATGTCCTGGCGCAGATACCAGCCGTCGGCGCGAAGCGCGAAAGCCACCATCCAAGGTACGCCGATCAAGTCTTTCTGCTTCAAGCCAACCGGAGGAGGCACCCACGCGCGACCTATATTGCCGGCGAGCCGGGCCTGTTCGTGGAAGCCTGCCGGCAATTGCGATCCGATCGGGCGCGATCGAACTACCATGCTAGCCCGTTGCGAGGCATGGCCGCCCTGTAAGCCGCTTGTGGCCTCCGTCGGATGTCCGCCACGGCCGCTACCGGCGTAGCTATCGCCAAGGTTAAGCCAGAGCGTGCCGTCATCCCGGAGCACCCTTCGGACTTCCCGAAATACCTCAACCAGCTCGGAAACGAAGTCGTCCGGCGTCAGCTCGAGGCCAATCTGGCCGGCGACGCCATAGTCGCGCAGCCCGAAATAGGGTGGAGACGTGACGCAGCAATGCACGGACTCGTCCGGCAGCGTCTTGAGCACTTCGCGGCAATCGCCCTGGCGGATGGTGACGGTCAAGCCGCGCCTCCACGTTCTGCCGGAGACATCGCAACTACCGTCGTATCGTTCGCCAGTTCGAGCAGAACGTCGGCATGGCAGTCCTCGTCCAGCGAGCACCAACACGCCAGGTTCTTGCCACGCAAGGGAGACACGTCGAGCAGCGGCGCGACCTCACACGCGAACCGTAGGGCCGGATGAACGTGGCCGCTATTCACGAAAGTGAAGGGATTGCCCCACTTGCTTCCGCGGCCAACGTAAATCGTGTCTGCCGGCATTTTCCAGCCCAAGGTTCGTTTGCGTTGTATCCGCTCAGGCATCCCGCGATCCTCCCACACGAACGCGGAGAAGCGCCTCCCTGGCAATGTGCCCATTCGCATCAAATTCGCTGGCATAAAATTGCAACGCCTTCACCAGCGCGGCCTTCTGGTCCATCAGATGCTTGATGACAAGATCGTTGTACGCCGCCGGCAGGAACTCAGGCGCGTCTATTTCGCGCACAACTTTACCGCCAGCCGCGCTGTGCTGATCTGCTTCTGCGCGAGAATATCGTCCCGCTTCATCACGAATGCCGGTATACCCTTTATTGTCCGGGCGGTAGAATAGGCCGTGCTTGAGGAGAAGCCATTGCTCACCCATTGGCATCGCTCCCCGGTCCGGACACAGATGCGATGCGTAGTCCGAGAATTTCGCGCTCCATAGCGTCCAGATCGTCCTGCCTCCGCTCAATTTGCTTGCGTTCTGCGTCAATCGCAGCAAGGCGTCCGTCTGGGCAAATGCAGGGGCCATAGTGCTGCAATCGTCGTTTGCAGTGGGGACAGGCGCGCGGCAGGCTAACCATCGGACGGCTCCACGTTGACCTGGGGAGAGCATTTAGCGGCTCGCTTTGCGAGGTCTCCTTGTGCGCCCTCAACAAGTTCGCCGCCGCAGAAAGGACAGAGGTTGAGGACAAGCCCTTTTTTCGAATGCTTACCGGATTTAAGAACGACTAGATGGCGCGAAAATTCGCGTTTCTCCATGTCGATCATCGTGTTGAGTTTGAGTCCCTGATACTTGGTGCCTTGGCCGTTGGGCATTTCAAGAACTTCATCGAGCGCCCAGCACTGTTTAAGCCCCTTCGGACCAAGTTCGCACGGCCAGCGTTTCTTCTTGCTCACGACCCCACCTCGCTACTGTCACGATCGGAGCGCTGAATGAAAATGCCGACGTACTTATCTCGCAGGGCTATCCATCCAGATTCGCGCGGATGCCGCTCACAACGATGGCGAGGAACGCGGCAACCGCAGATATTGCAGTTCATGGGAGGTTCGCCGCAGCCGACTTCGTACATCATTCCCCACCTCCTCGCATCGGGCGCGTATGCGAGGTGATGCGACCGACGCCGGTCTCTTCGTTCACCTCGTAGCCCAGTCGGTCGCCCTCTCGAACGATGCCGTCCGTCACCGGCTCCGCCGAATACACATCAGAAAGCGGGATGTGCTTTCCGGCCTTCATAAATCCGGTGCCGTGGATTGCGGCATCGGTGGCTGCCACCTCTTGGGCTGATGGGGCGAGGGCGCGAATAGATTCTGCGCATTCCATTGCACCGTTTCCGAATGCCGCGAGTATCATCCGTGCAGCCTTTGGGTCATTCATACACCTGTCAGCGCGAGCGACGATTTCATCGCAAAGCTTCGCGCATTGCTCGATCACCGCCTCCCTCTGCCCCTGCGCGATGGGTTCTGACGGGCTGGACCGCTCGCTTCCCACCCCGGCTTGATCGCTGCTTTCGTGGTCGTTCGATGATGGCGACCCGTGTGGCCGTCGCGCGCCAATGTCCCGTTTGTGAGACTCATCATCTGCCACGGCCGCAACGCTCTCACGGGCCTTAGCCTCGTCCGTCCGCCCGTCAGAACTTTGAATTGGTGCAAGAGGTGTAATTTTGCGGCCCAGCCGCCTCCAGTCCTCGACACGGCCCGGATTGGTCGTGGCATCACTGAGCCAATCCCAATCACACCGCCATGCGACCGGCTCTTGCGGTATGACGCGGAGTGCGGTGACGATCATCCGACGCTCGGAGGGTGTGAAAATATCTCTGAGCGAACGTCCACGCAGTTCAGCGTGTTCTACGCAGTCCGCCAGTGCCAGCCGGGTTGCTAAGTCGGTCATCGTGCCAGCCCCCACCAAATAAAAGTCCCCCAAATGAATGGGGACAGGACGATTAAGGCTGCCATAGCGAGGTCGGTCATGACTGGTCACCCCGCACTTGTTGAGGGATTAGGTAGTACACCCCGATGATATTGTGCTGGCAGAACTCGGAATGCGGCTGATCGTTCTTGTAAACGCGGACATAGGCTATGTCGGCGTGCATCCCGCTCTTCGTGAATGCTTCTATCCGGGTTACCGAGTTAGCTCCGACCGTGTAACTTTCTGAGGTCCGCTCGTTTTCAGTCACCAGAATTGAGTGGATTTTGGCGTCGAGATGCTCGCTCATTTCGCCCTCCCCGATGACTGGCTGGACGGTCATGGCAAGTACCTCGTGCAGATAAGGCCGACCGCACCAATGATGACCAAAATCCAGCCGTTGCCAGAAGTCCGGTACATGCTCGGGGCTACGCTTCCGGATTTGGCGGCGGCCTCCAGCATGAGCCAAAGGACGCCGATTGCGGCGCAGATCGCAAACAGGGTCATCATGACTGTCCCCCGATGACTGGCTGGATGTGGGGTGTCATGGCAGCAACCAATCGATATCGTCGTTTTCAATTCCACAGGCGCGATCAATTTCGGCTTGGATCGCGCGGTCGGCAAACGACTCGTTGTCGTCGTCATCATCTGGCTCAACCGCGCCGACACCCTTGCCGCCATGCTTCGCAATTATGTGCATCCGGATACCCGCGTTACCGCGAAGGCGCTTGCCACAATGTGGGCAGGAAATTTGCATCCTAATTCTCCGTTCATCACCAGCTAGGCCGGCACCTGTTCCGCAGTGGGCTTGTGCCGATTATCCATCGCGGCTTTGAGCGTCGGCTTGAACTCGCGCGGCACCATTCCCCACGTCTCACGCAATGCCTCGACACCCATCAGCGCTGCTGTGGCGAGCTTCGAATCCCAGGCCATCACATCGTCGGCGCTGTCGTCTGATTGCAAGGCCGGCGCCGGATTCCCGCCGCGCGCCCACTCGGAGAGCATGCGCCCGCTGTCTTCGCCGATCGTCACGCCCTCGGGAAAGAACGCTCGGTGCTGGCGCTGCAGTTTGTGCGGCAATTCAAAGTGCGGAATGCCCGGACGATCGGGTGTCAGCGTGAAGCTGGCTGTCATCTCGAACATGAACCGCTTCTCGCAGATCGGCATCCATCCAAGCGGATGAACAACAGTTTTGTTGTTCTCGCGCAGGATCTCGATCTTCTCATCAGCGCGAAGGCAGAAAATGATCGAGGCGCGACATTGCAGCAGCGCGTTCATGAGTTTCTTGTGCGCGCCCTTGGGCTCTTTCCAGTTGCCGGGCGACTTCACACCTTCCGATGCCAGCCTGTCGGCCCAATCCATGATACCGCCGACACCATCGTATTCGTGGCTGAACGAGTCGATGATGACGACCTCGGCGCCGGCATCCTCAGCCGCTCGGATGCCTTCAATGAAGCGCGCAGGCGCAAACGGCGGACGCATGTCCGAATGCAGGAACTTGAATTCCTCCGCATAGTGCAGCCCGCGGCGCGCCTCGGTGTCGATGAAGGCGATCTTCCCCTCGGGCGACATCCCCTTAGCGAGACGAAGGGCGCTGTAGGTTTTGCCGCTGCCAGATGCGCCAGCGAGGGCGATCAGCAGCGATACCTGTTCACGGACAGCCGGTGCGAATTGGAACGTCATGTCACCCACCCATCAAAGATTTGAGCATCGGAGCGCGGCGGTTCGGCTCGACCTGACGCGCGTCATATTCGGACGTCTCACGATCCATCCAGCCGCTCTCGGACCATGCCGGCAGTTCTGGAATGATGATGCGCTGCGGATATGCCGGCCACGAGTTGCATTGGAGACACCGTCGCCAGGCGTCGACTGCGTACTGAATTTGCTTGCGGCCGATGGTCAGCGCACTTTCACCGATCTCGTTGACGGTGAGTGCATATGGCGTCTCGTTCTCTTGGCAGACGTAGAAGAAGCGACGACGGCCTGCGCTATCGGGGTCGATTGCATCAAGAATTCGCTCATGCATCGCCGCCTGAACATGCCAACCGGCTGACGCCATCAGCCTACCGGTGGCGTAGGGCGATGCCGACATTCCGGACGTCTTGAAATCCCACACCTCGCGTAAATCAGGCGTGATCCAGTCAATCATTGTCCGCAGCCATAAGCCTTCCTCGCAGGCGACGGCGACCACTTCGCTGTCGCCGGCGGCCTTGTCGAAAGCGTGGACGCAGCCCGGTATTTGCGAAAGTTGGCTCAACGCCGCCGCTGTCATTTCGGTGGCCGTTTCCAGGTGCTTTTCCAGCACCGGTTCGAGCCCGCCTGCATAGGCAGCGTCCCGTTCTTCCTTAGCCGCCTTGTTGCGGAAATCGTTCGAACAGATGATCGCCAAATCCTTGCCGCGGCCGAGCATCAGCTTGTGCGCCGCGTTGCCGATCGCCTTGGCCTTGTCGTAGCGCTCCTGATCGTCGTCGGCAGCGGACGGCGGACACAGCCTCGGATGCTCCATCTTGGCATGCAGCGGCGATCGCTCGATCAGCACCTTTGCGATGGACTGCGACAGCGACGGCTCCGGGCATGGGTCATCGAAGTACGTCGCCGAATCCATGTCTCGGTAAATGCCTGGGATCATGCCGCAGCCTCATGCGCGAGAAAGGCGTTCATTCGCGCAGCCAATCGCCTTTGCCGCGCGAGATTGTTGTTGAAGTCGTTGGTGTCCTGCCGCTCCAGCGGTTGGCATGGATCGCAGTAAAATCGGCGCTTTGTCTTTCGCCCGTACACGAATTCGTTCTGGCAGCGCCGACATACGGCGCGCTCGGGAACAGGGGTGTAACCACCGACCGGCGGGCTCATGCGCCGGCCCTCAACGCGATCCACACCGCGAGCCCGGCGATGAAGCCGAGCACGCTGACTGCTTCCAGCACGATCGGCAGGCCGATAGCGACGATCTCAACAGGATCAGGACGGCGCATTGGCGGCCTCCTGTACCTTGGCGGTGGCAAGCGTCGGGCTCATCCCGAAGGCCCGCTGGACCCTGGCGCATCGTGACGCCAGAAAATCCTTCATGTAGTCGGGCACGGTGTTTGTCAGGATCAGGCCCTGCACGACGCCGCACAACTCAACAGCGGCAGCCTGGCGCTCTTGCTCGACGGTCATGCCTGCACCCGCTCAAGCTGAGTTTTGCGAAGTTCGATGGCGGCCAGCAGGATCGTGAAATCGAAAGCGTCCATGTCGCCATAGACGGGGTGCGGGCAATTGAACGGCTGGGTGCCGAACGCAACGAACTGATCGTACTTCTGACGCCAGACGTTGCTGACGAGGATCAGGTGCCGATATCGGGCCTGGTCGGACGGAAGGCTATTGAGCTTTTTGTCGAGCTCGGCGGCCAGCCAGTCGGTAAGGGAGGGGGCGGGAGCAAGCATGGCGGTCTCCGTGTGTGGAGACCAATTTAACAGCCAAAACTGTTAAGTCAACAGGAAAGTTTGTGGCCTATGGTCTCCCGCAGATCGCGATCGTTCCTGCCGGGGTCTTATCCGCTAATTCCCGCGTAGCGACGCAGCGGCGAACGCTTTGAACGCCGAATATGTCGTTGGCTTGTAGCTCGGGCGGCTCGTCAGGCAATTGGAATGTGGTGCCGCCCGCGGCTACGCCGGTAGCTTTGAACAATTCTGGGTAGGCAGCGACGTTCAAGGTGCGTCCATCTAAGGGCAGCCACGCAGGACGTTCATCCTCTTGCACCAGCCAGCCGGCAGCAAGCAGTCCGCCGACCGATAAGCTAGCGCACATACAGAACAACGCTATTGCGGATAATACTTTCCAAGCACGCGGTGACATATGCCCCATTCCTTGCGGGAAAGCGTGAATTCGTGCGCCATACCGCGCGGCGGATTGTGCTGGTAAACGTGCCAGACAGATCCGGAGGCGCGCTGAAAACGCTTAATCGTCGCCCGGGCCTCACCATGCAGTTCGGCGTAGAAAATACAGGGCTTACCGGGGAGGGGAGGCAGGATCGGGTTCACAAGCGCGATGTCGCCCGGCTCGAACTCTGGTGCCATCGATTCTCCGACCACGAAAAGGCCGTACGCATCGCGGACATGAGCGACCGGAGCAGGCCGCGGATACCAATCTACCGGTTCAACTGAACGGATAATCTCGCCTGGGCCGCCCTCAGCAGACGCATAGATGGGAAAATCCCGGCCCACGGTCTGGATTTGCGGTGGCGGTACCCAGCCTTCTGCGGGCACTTCCTTAGGAAGACCTACCTCCTCAGGCCTGATCCCGAGCTCGGTTACGATCTCCGGCAGAAATTTGCTCCGGGCGGTTTCGCCGCGCTCGATGGACTGGAGGGATTGCTGCTTTATCCCGATCGCGCGGGCCAAATCCGTTTGGGACAAGCCCTTCGCCTCGCGAGCAGCGCGAATTATGGAACCAATTTCCTTGGGATCAGACATATCCACAATTTACAGGTAAACCTGTAACCAGTATCGACATAAAAAACTGTTGCTTTACTCAGTTTTGCCTGTTAGGGACGATTCATGTCCCGAGAACTGATCGAGCAAGCGATATCGCTGGCCGGCTCCCAGTCGAAGCTGGCGGAAGCCTGCGGCGTGAAGCAGCAATCAATCTGGCAGGCTAAGGAAACGGGCCGATGTTCGGCCGAGCTCGCCCTTCAAATTCAGCAGGCCACCGGCGGAAAAGTGACCGCCATCGAGCTTCGCCCCGACCTTCCGTGGCCATCACCGGCCATCCAGCCACAGAGCCAAAGCCAGGACGATCAGAACGCTCATAGCGATGAGTGTTCGTCGGCCAACGCGGGTGAGGTGATCTCGTGAGGGCATTTTCAAATTCCAGTTTTGTTGTGTTGCGTAGCGTTAGAGGCGTTTCATGCGTGCATTATCGCGGGTTCCGCGAGAGGAACAACGGGCCAAATTATCCACAGACGACCCCGCCGAACACTTGTTCGGATCGACGCTTTCGCAAGTCGCTAGAACGCTTTGGCCGGAAAAAACTGCCGCAAATATTGCGACGGCCGCCAATTGTTCGGTGCGCGCCGCAGAATTTTATCTCGCTGGGGATCGCGACTGGTCCGGCGACGCGATCGCCGCCATCGTCTCCGAAATTCTCCGCCGCCACGCCATGCGCAATGTCCGCGTTGCCGCTCGAAAATAGGAGCGCTGCATGAAATGGGTGCTGGCAGCGCTGTTCGCGTGGTTCGCGGTGAGCCTCGTTGCCGGCATCTTCGTCGGGAAATTCATCTGCTGGGCCAACATACCCGCCAAACCAGTACGTCGACGACCGTTCTAACAGTAGCCGTTTGCGTTCCTGGCCGGAGGCATTCCGGCGCATCATCAGGGACTATCCCATGTGGAGCCTGCCGAATCCATTTTTCCCGCCGGTGCAAGCCGACGAGCCGCCACGCTTCGTCCTGGACCAAGCGAAGTTCATGGCCGATCTCGCGGAAATGCCGGCGTTCATCGCGAGGCCCAGCCAGGAATATCTCAAGGCCGTCGAGCTTATCCCGGTGCTCGCCGTGCTCGCGGGACGCTGAACCGCCGGCCGTGGGCGATCCGCGGCGATCAACTGAGGAAACTGCAAATGGCCGAAGCCACCGAGCCGACCACCGATATTGATACCGAAACATTGCGCGGCGACATTCGCGACGAACTGCTCCGGGAATTCAAGCATCTCCCTAAGCCTTGGCAGGCCATGAACGAGGACGAGCAGAACCGGATCATCAACCGCGCCGCCGACATCGCCGACAAGCTGGTGCGTTCGGCTGTGGACCTGGTTGCCGCTCGCGGGTTGCCAGCGTTGCCGATCGAAGTCGGAAAGTTCACGGTAGACGGCGCTGCCATCAAGGGCACCTTCGAATGCTACGCCGACGACGAAAGCCTGCTGCGGATCAAACATCTGGCGAACAAGCGCGCGATGTTCGTTCTGGCCTCTCCGGACGCCTACAACGGAGAGAAAGCCAAGGCTGAAACCGAGGTCGTTGGCGATCTGGCGATTCCGAAAGAAGCTGTCGCCGCCGAGCAGGAAGCCAATCTGGCAAAGGTCGGGCGAGGCAAGAAGAACGGCGCCGCTGAGCACGCGACCGCCTGATGCGCTGGACCTCTGACCAGCTCGCGGATTATGAGGCGCGACGGGGAAATCCTGTCGCGCCGTCAATGGCCGACGCGCCGTTCCATGTTCCGGTTGATCCCGAGCATGAGCCGGTAACCATCAGCCTTGCCGGTATTCCGCAGGGCAAGGGCAGGGCGCGCGCGTTCATCCGGGGTGGCCATGTTGGGCACTACACCCCTGAGATAACCCGCACTTATGAGGGGATGATCCGATCGGCCGCAATGGACGTGGTCGGTAGTAAACCGCCGCTCGTCTGCCCTATCGAATTCGCGATGCGCGCCGTGTTTCCGGTGCCTGCATCGTGGTCTGAGAGAAAGCGCCAGCAGGCGATCACCGGTGCCATCAAGCCCGGCAAAAAGCCCGATCTCGATAACATCGCCAAAGCATGGAATGACGCGCTTAACGGCGTTGTCTATCGAGACGATTCCCTGATCTGCCGGATGACGCTGGACAAGCGCTACGGCCCCCAGGCGCTCGTCGTGGTGACTGTGAGGCCATTGCCATGACCAAGCGCCTATCCCGCGGCGAACTGCTCGATATGCGCTCGGTGCTCGAACGCTCCCTGCAGCGCGCGGAACGCCACCGCGCGGCATTCCCAGACGATCCGAAGGCCGACAGGGAGGCTGAAGAACTGGCGCGTGCCGTAGCCGATCTGGCCGATGAACTGGCGGGGCTGTGATGTGCAAGGAACGCGGACCGCAGCACGTGACAATCGAAGCGAGAATATCGGCGATGGTCGATGCTGGCGCGAGCAAGGATGCCATCTGCGACGAACTCAATATTACGAGGGAGGATTTGAACTCAAGGCTCTCCAGGATTCGCCGTAAGCGGCGTGAGATGGGGGCTGAATGAGGGCCGCCACGGCGATCACGAATGAACTAATCGCGACCGGTCTTTCGCCGGTACAAACTGCGTTGCTGATGGAGCTCGTCCTGTCCCTGTCCACCGGATCATCCGGTGCGAATCCGGTGGAAAGTCCGGAATACCGAACGCTTGAAAAGCGTCGGGCATGGGATCGGGATCGTAAAGCGCGAGAGCGCGAGGCGGAAAGAGAGGCCAAACGCCTGTCCGCTTTGTCCACCGGACATCCACCGGAATCCACCGGAAATCGGGTGGAAAAAGCGGATGTTTGCACTGTTGTTTTAGAAGATAAGGAAAAAGGTCTTTCAGTTAAGGAAAGAAAAAAAGGAAGTAGATTGTTGAGTAATGCGCGCGTGAGCGACGACGACCGCGCGTTCGCAATCGAAAACGGCATTCCAGAAAATCGGGTGGACGCGGAGTGGACGGAATTCGTCGACTATTGGATCGGCGTGCCCGGATCGCGCGGTGTGAAGCTCGACTGGCCAGCCACCTGGCGCAATCGCATTCGACAGATTTCAAACAAGTACCGAGGGAGCAATGGCCAAGGATTTAGCGCTAATCGAACCAATCCAACTTCCGGATCCCCGCCGACCCGCGACACTGCCATCATTGCCGGCATGGGCCGAGCGCTTGAACGGCGCCGTGCGGCTCGAGCTGCAGATGACGGGGGACAAGTTCAGCGATCTGATGGTGTTGCCGCCGAACCTGATGCCGACTGCGGAGCAGCGCCAGATGATGATCAACCACCGCGACAGCTTACGCTCCTCGCTGCTGGACACTCCCGCGGCTAGTGTGACCGCAGAAACCAAGGTGGCCACCGCGGTATCCAAACTGCTTACGGTTCTTGCTGGCGAGCGCAAATCCGATCTGGTCGAGGAGGCCCGCAGCGACGTCTATCTCGACGTGCTGGACGATGTGGCTTGGTGGGCTGTGGATTCCGCGGTGCGCGCCTGGTTCAAGCACGATTGTGGGACGGATGAGCGCGGCCGCCCGCACGACTACAAATGGGCGCCCGATCCCGGCACGCTCCGCAAGATAGCGCTTACTTTCACCTATCCAATTGGCGCGCGCATCGGAACAATCCAACGGCTACTGGATGCCAGGGAATACGTCGATTGCACGAAACAGCTCGAGGCGGGCCGCGCTGCGATGAATGGATTGAAGAAGGCGTTGAAATCCGGCGATCTCGATGTAGCGCGATCCCTGACATTTGACGATGCGGTGAAGTTGTCGACTGAGCCGGAGCACACCACCGAGCGGGCCGAGGCGGCAGAATGACCTGGGAAGTCTGGCCTGGATCCGACGGCAAGCAACACGTCATCCCCAAGGCTGACATGCGGCCGCACCGTCATTCCGTGGACTGCTGGTGCCGTCCCAAGCTGGACGATGAGGATCCGGCTGTCATGGTGCACAACGCGATGGACGAGCGCGAGAAGGCCGAGGAGGCCGTGAAGCAATGACCGCGCTGATCCGCAGCATGGGCGATCTGGTTGAAGCGCTACGCACCGCGCAGATCGATCGCAACATCAGCTATGAGACCATCGAGCACGTTGCTGGGATGGCTCACGGCAGTGTGGCCAAGTACCTGGCGCCGGAGCCGAGCAAGAATCTGGGGCCGCTCTCAGCGTTCGATATCGCGCTCGGGGTCGGAAAGGCGCTGGTGCTCGTCGACGATCTCGAGAACATCGAACAGGTGCGGAAGCATTGGAAGAAGCGACATATCCGGGGAGGGTCGACACTGCAGTTGAGAGCCCGGCAGCGCGACGGGCAAGCATCACGGGCAAGCATCACGGTCGAAATGCAGGAAACTGCTGCGGATCGGCCACAACATCGGACATTGGACTTCATGAAAAGGATCGGGAAATTGGGTGCAAGCAAGGGCGGTAAACGACGGGCAAAGGTTCTCGGCAAGCGGGCGCGTCAGCGCATCGCCAGCCATGCGGCACGGAAGCGCTGGGGGCAGCAGCAATCCGCATCCTAGGCGGTGCGTTGTCCTGAATGGTGAGGGCGCGATGATCGTGGGATGGTCAATCGCCGCCCCTCCCCAGAGCAATTAGCCTCGCTCAAATACGAGATCGCGCAGCGTTACAAGCGCAAGGCTACGAAAGTACGCAAAGCGAATCGATCGCGCGGAATGGCCGCCATCCGCCTCGCCGAGCTCACACGCTGGCTTGATGACAAATTCGGGCAAGGCGTCGAGCTCGAGCCAGGCAAACAGGGCGAACTGATAGCTCGCATCTTCGCCCACCATTTAGCCGCGATGCCAGACAGCCCGCGGCGCATCACGCGTTGGACTGCGACCTATGCTCCATGGATCAGCCCACGCGATCTCGAGCGGCTTATTCGCGAGGTGGCGGAATGCCCGATCAAATGGTCAGCGGATAAGCTGGGCTGGAAGTTGCAACTCCGCGACATCGACCGCTCGCGCCTCAAGATCAGGACCATCGGCGGCTTTGACGTCACCAAGGATCAGCGCAAAGCCAGAGCCAAGGCCAAGCGAGCGATGCGCGATGCAGCCCGCCGGCCGCGCAAGGTGCCACCTGCCAAGCCATGGATATCCGCAGGCATCAGCCGCGCCACTTGGTATCGCCACCACAAGCCCTGAGACCGTGAGACGATTTCCGCACCCTGCATATATCTATCGTAATATGTGTGGTGCAGGATTTGTCTCACGCTGGCAACGAGAGCTCTAATCATTGCCCAGCAGCCTTCCTGTCGAATTGGCATAGGTTGCGGGATTGACCTCGTCATTCGATTTGGCCAATTAACTGAAAATGTTCCATAATCTGGCGTGGTGCACACGGCGTTCATAGGCCATGAGCGCTGTTTCTAGCCTAAGCCATTGATATTTCTACATGTCGTTCAATATGTCAGTCACCCAGGCAGCGGCGAAACGTCTGAAATCGGCGATATGCGTGGGTTCGAGGGCCAAAAGACCGGGGGTGGGTGGGGGCGGGGAGAGAAACAGAGCGGCCGGTCGATAATCGACGTCCCCCCTCTTTTTCGCGCCATTCTTCAAATATCTCAATGAGTTGGCCGTTCCGATTTTTTGGGCGGCACGGGGTGCGTTGTTTGATCGGCCTGAAAGAATAACCCGTTATGGATGGCTGACGATAGCGATTATGGCCCGGCGATGGCGGCGTTGAGCGAGCGGCAGCGGTCGTTCGTGATGGCGCTGATCGAATTTCCGGGGATTACGCAGGCCGAGGCGGCCCGGCGAGCCGGGTATTCGGATGCGTCGGAGGGGGCCAAGGTCCGCGGGCACTATCTTGCGCATAGTCCGGCGGTGCTTGCGGCGATGCGGGAAGAGGCCGGCAAGCGGCTGAATTCGTCGTCGTTGATGGCGGCGAATGTGCTGCTGACGCTTTTGACGGATGAGGGGGTGGAGCCGAAGGACCGGATCAAGGCGGCCGGGATGCTACTGGACCGATCTGGGTTTGGGGCGGCGCAGACGATCAACGTCAATAAGACGACCACCGATCACAGCGGCAAGGCGATCATGGAGCGAATCCAGCAGCTGGCGCAGAAGCACGGGCTGGATCCGATGAAGCTTCTGGGCGCGCCTGCGCCGGTCGATGCCGAATTCTCGGAGGTGAAGGGCGATGCGTGACCTCCGCACGCTTCAGGAGACGCTCGAGGGCCTGGAAGCTCTCGACTACCGCAAGACCTACCAGCAGTTTTTCGACTTCGCCCCATACCCGAAGCAACAGGAATTCCTTGACATGGGCTCGGCGAAGTCCGAGCGGCTGTTAATCGCGGGCAACCAGAACGGCAAGACGCATGTCGGCGCCTATGAGGCGGCCTGCCACCTGACGGGGCTTTACCCTGCCGACTGGAAGGGCCGTCGGTTCGAGAAACCGACGCGGGGCTGGATCGCCGGCGAGACGTCGCTGGTGGTGCGCGATGTGCAGCAGAAGAAGCTTTGCGGCGAGCCCGGCGTCGATACGTCCTTCGGCACTGGCATGATCCCAAAAGACCTGTTCACCGAACGGCCCTCGCTCGCTCGGGGCATTACGGACGCCTACGACACGATCCAGGTCAAGCACGTGTCGGGCGGAACGTCCGTGGCGCGGTTCAAGTCGTACGAACAGGGGCGGCAGAAGTTTCAAGGCGAGACGCTGGACTGGCTCTGGTTCGACGAAGAACCGCCGATGAACATTTATTCGGAGGGCCTAACCCGTACCGCGGCCACCCGCGGCATCACCTTCATGACCTTCACCCCATTGCAGGGACCGACCGAGGTCGTGCTGCGGTTTCTCAACGAGCCCAGCCCGTACCGCGGCGTCGTCACCATGTCGATCATGGACGCCGTCCACATTCCCGATGACGAGAAGAAGCGGCTGATCGCCTCATGGCCAGCGCACGAGCGCGAGGCCCGGGCCAAGGGCGTGCCGATGCTGGGCTCTGGCCGGATTTTCACCGCGCCGGAGGAATCGATCACCGAGAACCCGATGCGCCCGGAGGAGATCCCGCCGTTCTGGTTTAAGCTAGGCGCACTCGATTTCGGCATCGATCACCCCTTCGGCTATGTGCTGATCCTTTGGGACAAGGAGGCTGACGTCATCCACGTCCACCATACCTACCGTGTCAAGGATGCACTGCCGATCCAGCATGCCGACGCGATCAAGCGGGTGGCGGCGACCATCCCGGTGGCGTGGCCGGTCGACGGCAATATCCGCAGGGACGACGGCGCGCCGATGGCCGAGCATTACAAGCGCCATGGGGTCAAGATGCTGCCTGGTCACGCGACCTGGCCCGATGGCTCAGTATCGACCGAAGCCGGTATCCTCGAGATCGACGAGCGGGAGAAGTCCGGCCGGCTGAAATACGCCACGACCCTGACAGACCTCCTTGAAGAACGCCGCATGTATCACCGCAAGAATGACGGCACTGGCAAGATCGTGAAAGAGCGCGATGACCTGATCTCCGCGCTGATCAGGGCGATGATGGCCAAGCGTTTCGCCAAACAGGGACCGATCGGTCCCGCCCCGCGCAACCCGGGCGCGCCACCCAATCCCCAAGCCGCCGGCGTCGATTTCGAAATGTTCTAAAGGAAGCCCCATGGACTGGAACAACGCCGACAAGAACAACGACAGCTTCTTCCGCAAGGATGGCCTGATCACCGCCCCGGACCAGCGCACCACAGTGGGCCGCAATCTCGATGGCTCCTGGTACATCCGGATCGAGGGCAAGCAATCCGCCCAGGCCAACATGACGCCCGAGCAGATGCTGAACATGTGCCTCGGCACGCTCGCCACCATGGAGCGCTATGGCGTGACTATCCCGCTCGACTGGCGCCGATGGACACCGCCGGCATGAAGACCGTCACCCTGCAAACCGACACCTCTACCCGTCGCAGACGGCAGGCGGCACGGTATTTCAACGAGGGTTGGGCACACCAGAAGAAGCGGCAATGGCGTGACGCCATCACCAGCTATAACTGCGCGCTGGAATGTGAACGCGCCCTTTTCGCAGCGCTCGCCAACCGTGGCATGTGCTGGCACCAGCTTTCCCGGCCGGACCTGGCGCTGGCCGATTACGATGTCGCGTTTCGGTCCGGATCGGCAGAACTGAAGGCCATGATCCGGGTCAATCGCGGCGTCCTGCTCGGCTCTGTCAGGCGCTACGACGAGGCATTGGCCGATTTCACCAGCGACGACAGTCCGGAATCGCGGCTGAATGCATCCTACATCCACCTGATGCGAGGGCATTTCGAACGCGGGCTGGAGCTATACCGCAGCCGGCCGATGGCCCAGCATTACGGCGCCAAACCGCATCGGCTGGAGGATTTGCGCGACAAGCGCGTGCTGATCGTCCACGAGCAGGGTTTCGGCGACTCGATAATGATGGCGAGGTTCGTGCCTGCGATCGCAGCCGTTGCGCGCTCAGTTCACTGGGTCACTAAGGACCCGCTGCTACCGTTGTTCGCCGACAATTTCCCTAATGTGGAGTTTTCTGATGGGAACGATATCAGCATGGCTGCGCGAATTTATCAGTCCGACGCCTTCGTGCTGGTTATGGACCTCTGGCAAACCGCCGGTCTTGAAACCCGGGGCGATCAATACCTGCGAGCAGATCCGTTGCGGATCGAGCGAATGCGAGCAGCGCTGCCAGCAGGATCGCGCATTGGCCTTTCCTGGCGCGGCCGTCCTGAGTTTCCCAACGACCACAACCGATCGGCAAGCCTGAAGGACTTCCTGCCCGATATTCCGGGCGCAACCTTCGTCAGCCTGCAAAAGGACTTGCGCGACGACGAGCGGCCATTCGTGTTCGACGGCGGCGCGCTATGCAGCGACTTCGCCGATACCGCCGCACTAATGACCCGGCTCGACGCCGTGATCTCGGTCGATACCGCGACCGCGCACCTGGCCGGCGCGCTGGGCATCCCTACAGCGGTGCTTCTACCTTACGCTGGAGACTGGCGCTGGGGCGAAAGCGGCGACACGACGCCCTGGTATGATAGCGCCCGCATCTTCCGGCAGCCTGAATTCGGCGCCTGGAGCCCGGCCGTCGCCGCGGCAAGCGCGTGGGTGCGTTGTTTACAGCCTTCAAAGGCCTGACGTTCCCGATCCTTAAGCCAAATCCTCCCTCGACTTGCGGCGGGAGAACCCCGGGAGTGGCCTCCCGCCGTCCCTTTTGGAGAAAATCATGGCCGACGAACCCGAATCCTTCACGGAAATCAAAGAACCCGAATCCACCGAAGCGCGGCTACGCGCGTTTGAGGATGCGACGCTTGGCGAAAATCATTTGCGCCACAAGGATACACCGGAGAAGGGCGTTGGTTCGCCGTTTTCGCGCATGAGCGACCCGCAGAAGGCGCACCATGCCGCACTGGAAGCCCTGATCGCTGCCGAGAAGGAACACCAGGCCGCAAGCGCCGCGGAAGAAGCGGTCCACGCCAAACTGGAAACCGCCATCGCACGCGCTGCCGAGACTGAGGGGGCGCTCTGACATGGACGCCGTTTCGATCCGTTCCCAGAAATTCATCGAGAGCCAACTGACCGCGCGCAAGGCCGAGGCCATGAGCCTTCTTCCGAAGGAAACCCGCCGCGAGATCAAGCGCGAAGCCAGGAAGATCGCGTTGCAGGACGTGTTCGGCCACGACCACAAGACCACGAAGGAAGGCAACCCGATCGAGCAGGGGCTTGGTGCCGATGGCAACATGACCGCGCAGTCGATCGAGGCCTACATCAAGAACCAAACCGAGCGTCGCAAGGGCGGTCCGGAGCCCGGGTTCGAGGACAATCTGAAGGAAATGCGCGCCAAGCTGGCGAAGTGCGATGCCCGCCGGCGCGCCGAAGCAGCGGCGGCCGACGATGACGACGACTAGCCCGTTCACCATGGGAATGGCGGCGTCCGATCTCGGGCTCAACCTTCCCCAGCAGATGCAGGACGAAAGCGAGGAAGCTCGCAAGAAGCGGCTTCTCGCCCAACAGCAAAGTGCCGCGATAGGCCCGGCGGCGCAGACCCTCGGAATGGGAACTTATGGCTGACGCCTACCGGCAGGTCACCCCGCGCGAGAGCGAAATCGTAGGTCGCGCAATCCGTGAGTTTGGCGAGTTGCAGGTGCAGCGCGCCCTGTTCGCGGGGCAATGGGAGGAGGCCGCGCAGATTGTGCTGCCAACCTCGCGCAACACGTTCTTCCCTGGATCCTTCAACTGGCAGGGCCAGAAGAAAACCGACCGCCAGGTGGATATGACCGCCGGCCTCGCCCTGCATCGTTTTTGTGCCATCACGGATTCGCTGATCACCCCGCGCAATATGCTCTACCATGGGCTGGAAGCCGACGGTCCGAATGCCGATTACATCATGAAGGACCGCGATACGCGGTTGTGGTTCGAGCAGGTCACCAAACTCCTGTTCCGCTACCGCTATGCGCAGAACGCCAATTTTGTCGGGCAGAATTACAACAATTGGCAATCGCTCGGCGCGTTCGGCAACTTCACGATGTTCGTGGACAAGCTTGATTCGCGGATGCAGCCCGGAGCCCGCGGCCTGCGCTACAAGTCGGTGCCATTGGGCGAGACCTTCTTCGGCGAGAACCATCAGGGCATGGTCGATCGCATCCACCGCTATTTCCGCCTGACGCCCTACCAATGCGTACAGAAATTCGGCGAGGACTGGACCCCGCCGCAACTGCTCGAGGCCTACAAAAAGGACAGCCAGGCGGTCTACGACTTCCTGCACGTTGTGCGGCCGCGCGACGACAACGACTACGACCCTGATCGTATCGACGAGCGCGGCAAGCCTTTCGAATCCTATTACATCTCGATGACCGGCCAGTGCATGGTCGCGCCAGAGGGCGGCTACCGCAAATTCCCCTATGCGCCGTCCCGCTATGACCAGACCCCCGGCGAGGTCTATGGCCGCGGTTGGGTGCAGATCGCGCTTCCGGCCATCAAGACACTGAACGCGCAAAAGGTGGTGTTCCTCAAGCAGGGCCACCGCGCCGCCGATCCCGTGTTGCTGTCGACCGATGACGGCGCCCAGAACTTCTCGCTTCGCCCCGGCGCGATGAACCCCGGCGGCATGTCGCCCGACGGCAAGCCATTGGTCGGCGTTCTCCCCACCGGCAAGATCGAAATCGCCAAGGAGATGATGGAGGTCGAGGCCAAGCTGATCAAGGAAACCAGCGGGATTTCGCTGATTGACACCCTGGTCGACAACCCGAACATGAAGGCGACGCAGGTTATTCAGCTCGTCAATGAGCGCGCCATGCTGACCGCGCCGACGCTGGGCCGCCAGCATTCGGAGTATATCCCCGGCATGGTCGAGCGCGAACTTGATCTGCTCGCTGAGCAGGGGCTGTTGCCGCCGATGCCGCGCCGCCTGAAAGAGGCCCGCGGCGAATACCGCGTCACCGATACCTCACCCCTGGCACTGGAAGCCCGTGCCGGCCGCGCCGCAGGGTTTTTCCGGACGCTGGAGCAATTCAAGGAAGTTGTACAGATCACGCAGGACCCGAGCCCGCTGGACAATTTCGATATCGACACGGCGGCCCCCGAGATCGCCTACGACCAGCTTGTGCCGACGCGTTGGATGGCGACGGACGAAAAGAAGGCGGCCATCCGCAAGTCTCGCGCCCAGGCGCAGCAGCAGAAGGCCAAGATCGACGCCATGCCGGGTCAGGCGGCCATCATGAATGCGCAGTCCAAGATGCAGAAGGCCGGTGTTGGCCAACAGCCGCAGGGGCCCGTATGAGCCTGATGAACGGATCGACCCAGCAATACTCGCTGGAAGCCAAAGTGATGGCATCCCGTCACGCACAGCAGTTGCGCGACGAGTGGCAATGCCGGTTGCTGGTGGAAACGAAAGGCACGGAGCGCCTGGTCATGCTGGCCGTGCTGGCAAATCTTTATCTTGAGGCGATGGAAGTCCTGATGCGCGTGGCGTTTCCGGATTTCATCCAAGTCAAGCCGCCGATCTACAGCGGCTTTGCAACCATCAAGCGCACGGGCCATGTGGTCTGCGATTATATCGATTCGGATTATGCGATCTATCGGAACGTCATCGTATACGATTCAGATGACCAGTTTATTTCGACCTTCCGCAGGATCGCCGACCGTTTGAAGTTCTCCGACGAGGATCGAACGGCAATGTTCCGCGACTTGAAGCGCTGGGTGTCGCGTGACGAGCGCGTCGGTCCGTCCGTTGAGCATAAGCATGAAACTGACGCTTAACATCCTAGAGCGCTATCGCAAGCGCAAGGCGGCTTACCAGACGACGTTCCGCAGCGGTCATGGCGCCGAAGTGCTGGCCGATCTCGCCAAGTTCTGCTGCGCCTTCGACACAACGGCTGCCGGTAGCGATCGCGATACTTTCCTCAACGAGGGAAAGCGGCTGGTCTGGATGCGCATCCAGAAACATTTGAATTTCACCCCCGAGGAACTGGCAGTCCACTATGACGCCGTTCTAAGGCTTCCACAGGAGTAAGACATGGCAGACGGCGATCAGGGTACCCAAGGCGGCGGACAGCAACAAGGCGGCGGCGATCAGGGTGGTGGCCAGCAGACGGCTTGGCATACCGGCCTTGAGCCCGAAATTATCGGCCATATCCAGAATCGTGGGCTTAAGCTCGACGATCCCAAGTCCATTGTGGACAACCTGGCAAAAGCCCATCGCGAGGCCTCGTCGAAGCTCGGCGTGCCGGCCGATCAGTTGATCCGCGTGCTCAAGCCGGACTCGCCGGAGGCTGACGTCAAGGCGTTCTGGAACAGGCTGGGCGCTCCGGCCGACCCCAAGGAATACGATTTCTCTGGCGTCAAGACCGCCGACGGCAAGGACATCGCGCCTGAACTGGCGGATGCGCTCCGGGCCTCGTTTGCTCGCCGCTTCGTGCCCAAGGACACCGCCGCCGAGATCGCCAAGGATTTGATCAAGTTCAACGAGGGCGACGCGCAGCAGAAGGCGGCCGCCAAGACCGCGACCATCAATGCGGAAAAGGCAGCGCTCGCCGCTGAATGGAAGCAAGACCCCGAAGGCAACCTGTTCATCGCCAAGCGCGGCGCGCAGGCGCTGGGCCTGACGCCCGAACAGGTAACCGCGCTGGAAGGCCTGGTCGGTTATGCCGGCATCATGAAGGCCATGCACAAGGTAGGTACGCTCAACCGCGAACCGAATGGCCTGATCGGCAATCAGAACGGCAATGGTGGCGCCATGACCCGCGAGCAGGCCACCGCGCGCAAGAGCGACCTCATGCAGGACAAGGCATGGACCAAGCGCTACGTCGATGGCGACACGGCTGCTCGCACCGAAATGCTCAACCTCAACCGCATCATCACCGGCGATTTCGAGAGCGCGGCATAGTGGTGCGTTGTTCCAATTTTTGGCAGGCGGCATCTTCCGCCCAAGCTTAATACGGGACCGACGGCAACCACGGAGAAATCCGTCTGGTATGAAAGTCGGTCCCGGGCGCCCCGAGTGTTATCCGGACCCGCAGGCATCGCCACAAGCGACCTTTGGGCACACCGGACGGGTGTAACGGCCCCGCAAGGGTACACCGGCAATTCGACCAACTGACCGCAGGCCCCCGTTATTCGGACACGGCTCAAGGCAACCGCAGGTATCGCGCAAGCGAACCGTTCCCGCGATCCTTTAGGAGCATCCGATGGCAGGCACCGTCCCGTCAGAAGGCCAAGGCCTTTATCAGCTTTATACGACCCAATTCTCGACCCAGATCGAGCTATTGCTTCAGCAGAAGCGCTCATTGCTGCGCGGCCGCCTTCGTGAAGGCTTCCACGTCGGCAAGATGGCCTCGCCCATCAACCAGGTCGGCTACCTCTCCGCCAAGTCGGCTGCCGGTCGCGGCGCGCCGCTGCAGATTCAGAACGCCGATTTCTACCGGCGCTGGGTGTTCCCGCAGGATATCGAAATTCCGCAACTGGTCGACAATTTCGACTTGCTCAAGACCGCCGTCGGCGATCCAAAGTCCGAACTGGTCGAGACCGCCTCGGCGGCGATCGGGCGCGCCTATGACGATTGCGTCATCGCCGCGCACAACGCGACCGCCTACACCGGGCAGGACGCAGCCGGGCTGACTTCGGAAACCTTCTCCACCACCAACTTCCAGATCGCCTCGACCTTCGGGTCGTCCTCGGCGTCCGGCTTGACGGTGGCGAAGATCATCGAATGCCGTCGCATCCTGCGCCACTACCACAATGACCTCGAAATGGACGAGGCGACGCTGGTCATCGGATCCCAGCAGGAATCGGATCTGCTCAATCAGGTCCAGGTGGTGTCGACCGAGTTCAACACCACGCCGGTTTATTCGAATGACGGCAAGATCGAGCGCTTCCTCGGTTTCAACATCGTCTATTCGGAGCGGCTGGCAACGGCCTCGAACGTGCGAACTGCTTTCGCCTTCGTCAAGTCCGGCCTGTATCTCGGTCTCTGGAAGGACATGACGCACCGCATCGATCAGCGTGTCGATCTGTCCAGCCTGCCGTTCCAGGTTTACTCGGCCGCCTCCTACGGCGCGACCCGCCTGCAGCCGGGCAAGATTATCGACATCCTCTGCTCGGATACGTCCGGCAGCGATATTACCCCGTAAGGAGCGATCGACATGGCAAAGGATACTGTCAATTCCAACTCGATCGCGCTTCTTGATGCGATCAACCCGAGCTACATGCTTTCGGCCGGCCAGGGTGCGGTGGCGAATCTCTATGAGGTCGACGACTATTGCGCCGCGACCGCGGCTGGTCTCGGCACCGTAGGCTCGTACTATCGCATGGTGCGCTTCCCGACGACGACGATCATCAAGGGGTTCGACTTCTACACGGATCAGGCGGTCGATACTTCGGCCACTGCGTCGCTGCAATTCGACTTCAATATCGCGTTCTCGGATTCGACCATCGATGGCACGCCGGTCAACCTGCAGGGCCTTGTCCCGACCACGGCCAATACTGGTGCAACCACGACCCTTGCGACCTATTCCTCGCCGAACAAGATGTTTGGTGCGGGCGTGGTGCAGCCGTCGGCGAACGCAACCTGGCCCTTGACGAACTACTGGCTCAAGGGCATGGGGGCGAACTACACGCTTCAGGCCATCACCCAGCAGCCTTTGTGGCAGACCTTCGGGTTCACCGACGGCGGCGGCCGCAACTGCAATCCCGGCGGCAATTTCGACATGGTCGCCTATGTTGCTGTCGTCGCAGGCACGGCCCACCTCGGCAATCTCGGCGCCAAGGTCTCATACATCGCATTGCCGTAAGGAGATGCCATGACCTCCGTTTCCCTATCGATGACCCGCGAGACCGCCGGGTTCGGCATGAAGATGAGCGACCCCACGGTCGGCAGTCTCGCGCCGAACGCCGGAGACGTGGAATTGCGCTTTCAGGTTCTCGACGGCCAGTCGAAGAATATGAACGATCTGGAAATCATCCTGATCTTGAAGGCGTTCATCCGCTACCTGCAGACCGGTGGAGGCGGCCCAACCGCGATCACCACGCAACCCTCGGGCCCGCCGAACTGAGGACCGAACGGAAAGCTAACCCGATCGAGGGCGGGCGATTACTCGTCCGCCCTTTTTCTTATGAGGCGACCATGCGAAAAATTCTGCTGTCTCTGATCCTGCTGCTGATGGCTACGCCGGTATTTGCCCAAGCAATTGGCCAGCCCAAGTCAGTTGCAAGCGTCAATGGCTCGGTGAAGATTACGACAGGGGCGACCTACCAGCAGATTTTAGCAGCCGTCACCGGCGCTCCCGGGCGGCAGTCGGTCACGATCCAAAACAATAATGCCAGCGATGCATGCCTGATTGATCCGACCGGCACCGTCACCGTCGGCAGCACGACCGCCAGCACGTTCACCATCGGCGGCGTCAGCCTAACTGCCGCACAGGCTTCGATCTCGCTCGCCGCGGGCCAATCCTACACGCGGTATTATCCGCTGACCCCGCGAGACAAAATTACAGGGACGTGCAACACGACCGGCAGCAGCCTCTACGTAGATACGCAATAAGGTCCGCCGCCATGAAGAACGTTGCTCGTCTATTCCTCGTTCTGTGGCTCGGACTTACCAACGCGGTTGGGCAGACGGTCACTCCGCAAATCGGCGGGTCTATCGGCTATTCAACCGATGGCGGTATCCTCGCCGCCAGCGCAGGCGACTTCTCATATCCGTCGTTCCCCTACACGACGCTCGCTGATTTCCGCACGACGGCGGACATTCAGAACAATTTCATCGGCAGTGCGGCCGACGTTGCCGACCCGGACAGTCCATACGGATCGACCTCGATCCAAGAGACGTTCAACGGCGGCACGAGCACGCTAGTCTCGAAAACGATCCTATCGACCCCGGTGGACGTCACCAACGGGATGATCCAATGGACGTTCAAACCTGAAAACGCGATCTTACCGACAAGTTCGCCTCTCACGACCTTCAATATCCGCCTTTATTCGGCGGGCACGCCAGCCTCCCCAAGCGCGAACTACCATCAAGCCTTTTCGGCCACTTGGTTAAACACCGCGTCGACCGCCGTCACCGGATCAAATGGGCGCTGGCAATCGCATGGCGTTCCCACAGGTCAATTTGTTATCGGTGGCGGCACCGGGGCCGACCTTACGCAGATCAAATACGCCCTCATCCTGGCTCGTGTTAGCAGCGGGAAGACGGCTCGTATCGGCAGCATCAGGTTTTACCCGAACCCGCTGGCGAAGGCCAAAGTCATCATCCGGATGGATGACGGCTACAAGGATGCCTTCACGATCGCTAAGCCTCTGCTCGATGCTGTGGGCGCCGCTGGGTTCCTGGCCATCGGCCAGGCCAACAATGTCATCGGTACGAACGACACTTTCTGGCTGAACTGGACACAAATCCAGGCGCTCAAAAATAGCGGCTGGCAATACGGAGCTCAGAGCTACTCGACCGAAACCAAGTCGGTCATTGATGCGATGACCTCCGCGCAGCGGCTCGCTGAATATGCCAATACCCGCAATCTTGCTCGGACGGTCAACGCTTACCGCGACACTTACGACGGGACCTATTTCTCGCAAGTTGATCAGACAGACATGATCAACTACCCGGAATTTTCGGCATCGTTCAGGACGGCGCAGACCTTCTACAATGCGAACCTAAACCAAAACCCGCCCTTGCCGTTCTCAGAGCCATTTCCGTTCGGAGATCCCAAGCGGATTGTTGCCGTCAACATCAATTCCTTCGGGAACGGGCAGCAGAATGGGGCGGGGTCGACGATCTCGCAATATTTGCTGCTCTATCTCGACATGGTGCGGACCACGAAAGGGGTCGCCATCATCGCGATGCACAATGATCTCTCGGTATGTGCGAACTGTCTGACGGCGTTCAACGACATGATCACTTACGTCACGCAGACCTACCCGAGCCAGATCGAGTTTGTAAGCGGCCCGCGCCAACTGCTGGCGCCCTACAACGGCGACAACCTGCAGAATTTCCTTCTGAAGCGCGATCTCGATCCGTGGTCGAACGACAATACCCCGGCCTTCATGGATCGGCAGGCCGCATAAAGGGATAGGGTGCGTTGTTCCCCTGAGCCTCGGGCCGCATTTTCGGCCCCATGCCGGCATTTACCGCCCCGACCGATATCGGAAACCGCGCGCTGCAGCATTGCGGCGCTGCCCGCATGGACCCGACCCTTGGCTTCAACGAGGGAGGTATCAACGCCTCCGAGACCTCGTTTGCCTATGACAAGCTGAGGGAGGCCGAGCTCCGCTCGAATCTCTGGACTTTCGCCATCAAAAAGGTGGCGCTGCGGGCGATCGACACCAATACCATGCGGATGGAGCCGGCGCTGTGGTCGTCCACGACAACCTATTTTCGCGGCTCGGTAGTGCAGGACCAGAGCCAGAACTGGTGGATCTCTGACATCCCCGCCAACCTCAACAATGACCCGCTGCAAACCACCTATTGGAAGCCCTATTTCGGCCCGGTCACCGTTCCGCTGTGGGATTCGACGGGGACCACCGCCTACTATTCCGGCGAAGTCGTCTACACCACGCCAGGCGACGGCACCGGCAAGGTCTATCTCTCGCTGATCGACGGCAACAGCGACAATCCCGCCACCGCCTCGTCTTGGGATGCGACCGTCACTTATGCCCAGGACGACGTGATCACGCGGACCAGTGTCGCCTACAAGAGCCTGATCGACCTCAACCTCAATCAAGACCCGGCCTCAGCCCCGGCGCTGTGGGCTGTCGGAACTACCTATGCCGCCGGCAACAAGGTCGGCGGTTCTGACGGTGTGATCTACCAGTCTATCGGATCGGGCAATGTCGGGATTGATCCGACGACGGATGGCGGAGTCCATTGGACCAACACCGGGGCGCTTAATCCGTGGACAACGGTCATCGGTGGCGGAACCGGGTCCGTCAATTGGCTCGAGATCGGCGGCAGCGATTTCCCGTCTGGGGTGTCGCTGACCGAATACCGGCCCAGTTACCCAATCGGCTCCGGACCGTTTTCGCAGTCGCAGACCCGCAATGTCTTTCATCTGCCGAACTCGTTCATCCGCCCGGCGCCGCAATTGCCCAAAACCGCGACGCCCTATCTCGGCGGCCCCTCTGGCTTGGTATTCACCGACTGGACCTATGAGAATGAATTCATCGTCACGTTCGATGCTGGTCCGATCATTTATCGGTTCGTGGCCGATGTGACCAATGTCCGCCGTATGGATGCGATGTTCTGCGAAGCGCTGTCAGCACGCATTGGGCTCGCGATCTGTCAGAAGGTCACGCAATCCACGGGCAAGCTGCAAACCATCGCACAGGAATATTCCAAGTGGATCGGCCAGGCGAAACTGATCGACGCCATCGAGCAGGACTATACGGACCAGCCGGACGACGACTTTGTGTCGGTAAGGTACTGAAATGGCCGCCGCAACCCATGTGGTGACTTCATTCTTGGGCGGCGAACTCTCTAAATACGCCGAGGGTCGCTTTGATAAGCCCGATTACAAGACATCCATGCGGACCTGCCTCAACGCCTTCCCGTGCGAGGCCGGGGCGTGGATGCGGCGCCCGGGCACCAAAGATGCTGGTACCACGCTCAACGGTGCGCCGGGCCGCGTGATGGAATTCGAGATCGAGGAGCAGGCCGCACTCACACTTGAATTCACCGACGGCAATCTGCGCTTTCGCTCGGGTGCGACGCTGGTCCCAACCGTCTATGGCGGCGTCACGCCATTGGTGCTGACGACGCCATATATCGGCGGATCATGGGCTTCCTCAACTCTGCGTGGCGTGCAGGCAGAGACGACACAAATCCTGCTTTCTCCGGGCATTGCCCCGCAGGCTTTGGTGGCGACCACGCTGCCGGCGGATGGTGTCGTCCCGACCTTCACCCTCAATCCAGCCGTGTTCAACGACGGTCCCTATCTCGATCCATTCACCAATGGCGTTCAGGCAACCCCGAGCGCTAAATCCGGCATCATCGCGCTTTCTCTTTCGTTCGTGGCTTATGATGCGACGAAGGCCTATCGAGCCGGTGACTTTGTATCGACCGGTGGTGTCAACTATCGATCCCTGCTCGATCAGAACGCCGGCAATGCACCCGCGGGCGGCGCTCCATGGTGGACGACGGCAAGCGTTACTGAGGCGATCAATGGCGGCCGTGGGTTCCTTGGCTCCGATATCGGCCGTCTTGTCAGGCTTTTTTCCGAACCCGCCGCATGGGTTTCCGGTTCGACATACGCACAATATGCCGTTGTTTCCTACAATCCGACCGGATTGGCTGGAGCAGCTACCTACTGGTCGTCGCTTGTCGCGTCGAATACCGGCAACACTCCTGGTGCCGACCTGAAGAACTGGACGCTGATCACCAGCGCCGCGATATGGTCATGGGGTAAGATCACTTCGCTATCGAACACCATCGATCGCGCTTTGGCAGGTTCTGTTGCTATTGGAAACATGACTTCCGGTGGCGGGTTGGCCGCCGCTTTCGATGGCGTGTTTTCACAGGCCGCCGCGTCTTCGGCAGAAAGAACTGGTTCAGGTACATCCTTGTCTTCCTACGTCGGGAAAAATTTTTCGGGGGCGAGCGATCAGAAAATTCAGCAGGCCACTATTTATCCATCAAACGATGGAGGCTTTGTCGTAACCGCCATCGGACCGGGCGGTGTCTACCCGACCGTCGCCATCACGCTCAACTTGCGCGGAAAGGCATCTGCTCCATCATCCGCTTCCGATGGCACGCTCCTTGGCACGTCAGGATCGATTCCAAATACCTTTTCGGCAGTGACGATCGTATCGACCGACCAGTCGACCGCATGGAAATACGTCTGGGTGGAGATGATCTCCACGGTGTCATTCTCGACCACTATCTCGAACATTGTGGCAGAGTTGTCTTTATTCAATCCGCCTGGGACCGGAACCGGTAGCGGCGTTAACGTCGAAATTATTGGATCGCCGCTGCTTTACACGACGACGGTCTCAACCTGGCGGCTAGGCGCTTTCAGCGATACGACTGGCTACCCGACCTGTGGGATTTATAACGATGGGCGTCTCTATCTTGGCGGCGCCACCGGCAACCAGTTCGATGCCAGTTATGCCAACGGCATCGTCGGTGGCACCGTGAACTTCGCGCCGACCGACCAATACGGCGCGGTAACTGCCGCGCACGCGATCTCCTATACGTTCAATTCCAAGGGCGTGAATCAGATCCTGTGGATGCGGCCTGATTTGCAGGGCGTCAAGGCTGGGACCCAGAAGGGAGAGTGGATTATCCAGGCTCCGACGGCTGGACCTATCTCACCGCTCAACATCAGCGCGCGCCAAGTGACAAGCCACGGCAGCGCGAACATCGAGCCAGTCGATACCGAGCACACGCTTGTTTTCGCGCAGCGCTTCGCCCGCAAGCTTCTGGAATATTTCCCGGACGTGTTCTCTGGTAAGTTCTCGGCGCCGAATCTGGCCGACAAAGCCGAGCATATCGTCGCGGCCGGTGTGGCGGAACTGGCCTATACTTCGGCGGTGACGCCGATCATCTGGGGCCGTGATGCCTCGGGCGCTCTGTTCGGCATTGTCTATAAGCGGGATTCGCTGTCATCCGCGCAACCCCCGACCTTCTACGGCTGGCATCGCCATACCCTTGGATCAGGCCGCATCGTGGAAAGCATCTGCGCGGGCCCATCCGTCGGCGGCGATCTCGACGCGCTGACCATGGTCACGAGCGATCCCGCGACCGGAATCCGCCGTGTTGAGATTTTGACCGACACTCCCAGCGAGGATACTGATGAGTCCTCCGCTTGGCAGCTCGACGGCGCCGTCAATCCGACGGTTACGATCGGGGCCAGCAGCGCGGTATTGAGTGGCCTGCCATGGGCGGATGGAACGGTGGTGCAGGCCTCCGCCGGGCTAGATGGAATACTTCTCGACCTCGGCGACCTCGGGGATGAGGCCGGCGTGACGTACCCGACCGATTTCACGGTATCTGGCGGCGCGATCACCGTGCCCTACGGCGACGGAATTTCGGCCGGACCGGGACGAGGCCTCTTTACGCGAGCCTTCGCGATGGCCACGCCTGCGTCGCAGATCGTGGTCGGCTTCGTGTTCAACAGCGACGGGCAGATCGTCAAACCCCTGACGCCAGCCGATAGTGGCTCGCGTTCCGGTCCAGCATTCGGATTGATCCAGCGGATTCACCGGGCCTCCTTCGGGCTGGTCGGCTCGTTCGCCTTCCAGATCGGGATGTCGTTTTCGAAACTGATGAGCGTCCACCTCAAGCAGACCGATGATCGAACGGCATGGCCGGCGGGGCAGGCATATACCGGATTACATGGGGAAACCATGAATGGCGATTATACCCGCGACAGCTCGCTGTGTTGGCGGTCTTCCCGAGTATTTCCGCTGACTATTACCCAGCTAGCCGCCAACCTCGAATCGATGGACCAATAAGATGGCGTTTGGCCAGCAAACATTCTCGGATTTCGGCGGGGCGGCGGCCGACATCTTTGCCGGCTTCGGCGATCAAGCCAAGGCGCAAGGAGATTTTGCCGAGGCGCAGAACTATACGCTGGCTGCCCAGCTCGCCGCGCAGAACGAGAAATTCACCGAGACCTCGACGGCGATCAAGGAAAGCCAGCAGCAGCGCGAAATGATGAACACGTTGGGAGGTCAGCAGGCCGACGTTGCCAGCGCTGGATTCGCGGCATCTGGATCAGCGCTTGACATCATGCGGGATAGTGCAGCGCAGGGTGCGCTTACTCACGCAGTGCTCGGCGAGCAGGGCCTCATCACCGAGGCTGGCTACAAAGAACAGCAGGAATCCTACACGAACATGGCGGCTGCAGCGACCGCCGCGGGCAATGCCGCAAACCAGGCAGCGACTTTTGCTGACATCACCGGCGTGATCAAGGGTGTAGCGGGCATTGCGACGCTGTTCGCATAAGGGGTCAGATGTCGAACATTCAACAGTACCAAGCGCCCCAAGGCCTCGGCCTTCAGCCGACCGAAATGGGTGTGGATGCGGCAACCCAGGCCGCACGCCGCATCGGCACGTTCTACAATCAGACGGCCGATCTCTATGGGCAGGAAGGCTCGGAACTTAAGGGCGCGATCAGCGACGTCGGGCAGGTCGCCAATGATTACATGACCCACCGCGATATTAGCGCTGGCGCCGCCAATGGCGCCCAACTGATAGCAAATATCAACGACCAATGGAACGAGACGGCGAAGAACGCCGATCCTAACGACGTCACGGTCAAGCAGAAGTTCATCGAGGAGAAGCTCACCCCGGCTCTAGATCAATTCAAGGACAGTTTCACGACCGAGCAGAGCCAGGCATGGGCCGAGCATTTCGTCGATCAGTACCGCGAGCATATGTTCCAGAAAACGGCGGCCGATATGTCGACGCTGGCCGGAATCGCAGTGCGGAAGAACGTTACGACGACGGTCAATGCGTTGTCGTCGGCGGTCGCGTCCGATCCTTCATCACTGGATTTCGCGCTGGGGTCCGTCGATCATTCCGTCGGTGCCATGGTCGATAGCAGCCCAAACCTCGACGCTACCACGGCCGCATCCGTTAAGGCAGAGGTCGGATTGAAGGCCAAGGAGAGTATCGTCAAATCGGCAATCTCCGGCATGATAACGAAGAACCCGAACGTCGACCTTGATGCCATCCAGAAGAAGTATGGCGAATACATAGACGGCGGCGAAATGAAGATGTTTCAGCGCGCCGCGCAGACGCAGGCGAAGGCGAATACGCTGGTCGAAAAACAGACAGAAGTGGCGCAGCGGCAGATTTCCGATCAGCAGGTTCATGCCGGCGCCACCAAGGTCATGACAGATAATATCACGTTCGATCCGCAAACCGGGCATCCGATCGTTGATCCGAACTTCTTCAAGCAGGCGCTCGATATCGCCCGCAAGAACCCGAACGCGCCTACCGCAGCCGAGACTGTGCGAACGATGTTCAGTTGGGGCGAGAGCCAGCAGAACAAGGCTGCGAAGATCGTCGACGATCCCCAAGTGAAACAGCAACTGACCGACCGGCTGTTCGATTCGGAAAACCCGACCTCGCGCCTTGATCTAATGAAGGCCCAGGCTGCGGGCAAGCTGAGCAATGCATCGTTTCAATCGATGCAGCGGATCGTTACCGAGCTTGAGAAAACCCCGTTGCGAGGCGATGTCTGGAAAAGCACGACGGCGGCGCTGCGCGACCGGCTGATCCGGAAGGATTTGCCAGAAGGAAATGATCCGGTTGGATCGGCGAACTATGCAAGTTTCATGCAGGATTTCATTCCGAAATATCTGGAGAAATCCCGCACCGGAACGCTGCCGTCGAACGCTCTGAATCTGAACGACCCGACGTCTATGATCTCGCAATCGCTGCAGCCCTATAAATCATCGATGCAGGATAGATTGCGTTCGGGAGTTGCACCTCCGATCTCGGCAGCGCCGGCACCTCGCAACGACCCCATGCCAGCTATTCCCCCTCCGGATCAGCGCCCGGTTGGGGTTTATGAGACGCCGCGCGGGAAAATGAAGTGGACCGGTACTGGCTGGGTCGCCCCATGACGGAACTGACCGACGACGAGGTATTCGGAAAACCGAAAGATCAGAAGGAAATGAGCGATGCTGAGGTGTTCGCAGCGTCGGCAAACGCTGGGCCTGAGCCCATTCCGCAGCCGTTTCTTGATCGCGTGCGCGCGGGCCAGGCGCTTAGCCGGGTCTTCAATGCGGCCAGCAAGGAGGCCGGGGATGACGCGGGTGGCGTGACGGAAACTGGTTTCTCGGACGAGACCCTGAGCCACCTGATAGATTATGGAATTTTTCACGATCCGGCCAAGGGCAGGCCTAGCCCGATCCAGTTCATGAACGAGACATTGATGATGCCCGCTGCGCAAGCATGGCAGGCGATCACTAGCGGGATCAATTCCGGTATTCACGGTGCCGGAGGCGCTATCGGTCAAATCGTTGAGGAATTCGGCGGGTCGCAAGGCGAAGGAAATCGTGCCAAGAACGAGGTCATCAACGCCGGTAATTGGGCGATGATCGAGGGTGGCTTTGGTCGATTCTCACGGCCGGCAGCCACGCGAGAAGGTGGCGTTGTCGATCAGCCCGTCGGGGGATTGCCACGTCCGGAGGATTTCTCCAATGGGGCGAAGGTGCTGGATTCTCCTCATGCCGAAGCCAACCTGAAACATATGTGGCAGGAGCGGGGCATCCACCCGGCCGAGGCTGTTCACGATGCACAGGCCGATGCGTTCCTGAAAAATGAGATAACCGCCAAGCAAGACGTGGTCAAACTCGACCCGGCCGATGAGGAGGTGCTGACGGAGACGGGTGGGAAGCCTGGGAGCCTTGGGGCTGCCGCAACTGACCCTGCCGACGTGCCGCTATCGGTGCAGCCGGCCAGCCCGCCAGGACGTCTAGCGGCAGCGTTCAAATCGGCCGGCGACAATCTGCTCGACATCGGCCGAGACGTTCAAATGCTGACCGCTCCCATGGCGACAGGGACCGTCGATAGTATGGCGATAGCCAAGGACTTTGCCAATTCCATGCGCCGAAACCGGTGGGATTGGTCGCGGATCGATACCGAGATCGCGAAGCGGTTCGACCCGGAAAGTCGCGCCCGGATGTGGACGGCGGCCGACGAGGAAAGCACGTCGATCCAGTTGGGCGAGCCGGCCTCGATGCGGGAGCATCAGGGCCTTGCGACACTGACCCCGGAGGAACGGGCGGTTGTCGAGCAAATGCATGCCAGGGCCCAGAACGCCTGGGTCCGTGCGCGTGACCTAGGCATGGTCGAGGGCGAGGGATTACCAGCCTACACGCCGCGCATGATCATCAATGCGATGGGTGCCGGGTCTAAGGAAACCGCGCTGGCGCTGGACGGCATCGGCGGCAACCTCCGCACCAAGACCGCTAACCTGCTGAAGCGGAAATATCTGGAAGCGCAGGACACCGAAGCGGCGGCCAAGGCCAAATATGGCGACCAGGCGATGCTGGCCCGCGACATCCGCGTGCTGCCGCTGGCAACGTCTCAGCTCGAGGACGCTATCGCGGGGCGGACGCTGATCAACAACATCAAGAAATATGGAGAGCAGACCGGGACCGACACGATCTCCGAGGGAGCTATTCCCGCAGGCTCCGAAACCAAATGGTTCACACTCGATCATCCCGCCTTCAAGACGTGGCGGCCGAAATTCGGCGAAGTCGATGGCAAGACCCTGGCTCTCAAGGATGCCAACGGCAAGGCGATCTTTGAGCAGGTTCCACTCTACGTTCATGGCGATTTCGAAGGACCGCTGCGCGCGGTGCTAAGCCAGAAATCCGGGGCCGCCTATGGGGCCATGATGGCGCTCAAGGGTAAAACCATGAGCCTGATCATGAACTCTCCCATGATCCACAATGCGGTCGAATGGGGCCGCGCACTCCCGGCGATGCCTGGCAAGGTCGCGACGTTCAAGGTCTATTTCGAGGGGAACCGGGCCAAGAACAATGTCCCTCTGATGCACGAGGCTATCGATAGCGGACTGGTCCCGATCGGGCATCGGTTTTTCAACCAGGACATTACCAGCGTCATGGAATCGCCGGACCTCGCGCCGGGGCGATCCTTGACCGCGAAAATGCTCGGCGCGGTCCCGGGACTGTTCGATGAAGCCGCGGGCAACGCCGTGAAGACCGCGATCGATAAGGCCGGAAATTTCTGGCACAACACGCTTCTATGGGACCGCGTCGCTGATCTGCAGATGGGCCTCTACGTCAACTTCCGCGCCGATGCGATAGCCAAGGGCATCGATCAGCAAACGGCCTCCCGCATGGCGGCGCATTGGGCCAACCGGTACGCCGGAGCGCTGCCGAAGGAGGCGATGAGCGACGCGGCGACGAAGGTGGCGAACATGCTGATGTTCTCCCGCTCGTTCACCATGGGTAACCTCGGCGTCATCAAGGATATGCTGACCGGCCTGCCCAAGGACGTGCTGGCGCAAATCGAGCGGGACGCCGGCTTTAGGGCTGGCGCAATCAATGAGGCAGGAGAACTATCAAATCCGGCCACCGATGCGGTTGCCTATGCGAAGTCGATGGCGCGCCGCAAGGCGATGACCGTGGTCGCAGCCGACATGGCGCTGATGTATATCGGAAACTCGCTGTTGCAAAACGTGATGAACGTCATGATCGGCGACTCGACGCTGGAAAAGGAATTGCATGGCTACGCGACTAGGCTTCAGGCCAAGCTAGAGGCCGTGCGTGAGCATCCGCTTGAATTGATCCAGCCGCTCAAGCTGCTCGGCGATCTATCCTCGACCTCGGAAAATGAGCCCGGGAAGGGCGACCGGGTTCGCGTCGGCACCGCGGCCAATGGCACTGCCATCTACATGCGCAACCCCGCCGGCAAGATCGGTGAGGAATTCACGGGGTACATGACCGGCCCGTTGGACATGATGCGCCGCAAACTCGGGACCATCGCGCGCCCGGCCTGGCAGATCATGAGTAACGATGCCGGCTTCGGTCGCAAGATTTACGACCCGGACGCCGACACGCCGGCAAAATACCTATCGAATCTCGGCAAGATCGCTAAGCATATCGTGGGCTCTCAACTGCCGGAGGGCCAGATCGGGGCGTTTTCGGACCTCATAAAGGGCGAGGGCGACGCCAAGGTGAATGCCCTGCAGGCGATCGGGCCATTCGGTGGCGTGACGTTCTCCAAGGGAGCGCCCGGCGGCCCGGCGGTCGGCGAAATGTACGCCAACAAGTCTCGCTTCGAATTCCAAGTGCAGCAGGCCATGCCGGACATCCGCAAGCAGATCCAGCGCGGAGACATCCCGGGCGCGCAGCAGGCCATGACCAGCCTTGGTATGGACGCCGGCTATCAGAAATGGGTCATCAAGACGACGCTTAACCCGGCCACCCGGATTGGTGCCAAGGCGCTGAGGGACTTCTATCGGACCGCAACCCCAGAGCAGCGGGCCCGGTTCGAAAACGCCCGGCAGGCGGCTCCTCAGCAGCCGTAGGGTGCGTTGTTTACCGCATGGCTTCCGCCATCTTCCGGAGCCATGAAACACATCATTGGCCTTCTCCTCGCCGCCCTGGCATGGCTTTCCCCGGCCGTCGCCCAGCAGTTCCCCACGGTGCCCGACCACACCGTGATTGGCCGTATCGGCACCGGTTCTGGCTCGGGCCCCTCGCAGGCCATCCCGTTCGCCACGCTGAATTCCAGCCTATTAAACAGCATGTGCGCCACGTCTGGCGCCTTCCCGATCTACAACGCGATAACAGGTCTGTGGGTTTGTTCGACGGCTGGCGGAACAGGATCGAAGGCCACTCTCAATGGCGGCCCGCTAACCATATCGCCTACTGCATCGAGCAGCACGCGCGGGCTTGTGGTCAACCAGACCGGACCGGCCAGCGGCACCACGACGGGCGACTCGTCCAGCAACTGCTGGGGAGCATCGCCGTCGCTGGTGTACAACTACATCTGCGTCGACGGCGAGGGCGCGAACGTCACCGGCGCGCCTCCGGTTTTCACCTACGGATTAGACGTCGGGTTGGTCACGGGCGGCGCGAATTCCACGGGCGCAAAACAGGCCGGTCTTTTCTATCTGTACAAGGCATCGGCATCTAACCCAGCGACGCCGCGGGATCACGTGGCTTTGGGCGCCACCGGCCTCGTCCAGGCTGGCGACGGAGGTACCGGAACGGGCATCGGCAACTCGAAAGGCACGATGTTCGCAACGTCGTTTCAGGTCATCGCGCGCTCCGGCGCGACCAACTTGTTCGAGGTCTCCGGCGGCGAGGTCGACTGCTCGATCACCACGGGCGCAAGCGCCAGCTATCGCTTTTGCTGGAACATCGTGAGCGGCGGCCAGGTGGCCGGCGCAGTGCTGGACGCCGGCCTGGTATTTGGCGCAGCCGGACTTCCCTTTAACAACGGCATCTTATTTGCCGACGCCAACGGTATCGCGCCAATTTCCGCGACGGGTTGCGCGATTTGTTCGTCCGGATCGGCAACGATCGACAGCGCCATTGACTTTGGCAGCTACACAATAACCAGTTACTTAATCCGGGGGCCGCATTCGTATTTAGATGGAGCCGGGAACGGGCTGTTTGAAAACACTGTTGTAATAGGGAAGACCGGCACGGCCCCCGGCGTGGCGCAGTTTAAGGGGTCCACCAGCGGAATGGCGACTATCACAGCGCAAGCTGTTGCTGGCACGCCAACATTGTTTTTACCAACTGGAGCCGGCACCTTTGCGGTTAGCGCCACATTACCACTTTCATTAAATGCAACTACTGGTGCTTTGTCATGTTCAACATGTTTGACTACAGCGAGTTTCGCCAATCCAACGGCCAGCATCGGCCTCTCCGCGGTTAACGGCAGCGCCGTGACCGCGATGCGCTCGGATGCGGCTCCAGCACTGTCGCAGGCGATCGTGCCGATCTGGACCGGAGTCCATACCCACACTCCGTCTCAGGCGGCAAATACCAGCACCGACGGCATTGCTTTGGCCGATGCCACTGCGGCAACTGCTGGCAATCAGCAGTACAGCCCGCGCCTGCGTTTGACGGCGCAGGGCTGGAAAACGAATGCCACGGCGGCATCCCAGCAGGCGGACTGGATCATTGAGAACGTGCCTGTCCAAGGTGCCGCCAGCCCGGACAGCTATCTGAAATTCAGTTCGCAGATCAATGGCGCCGGCTACACCGAGCTATTCTCGTTCCGCAATTCGGTAAATTCCGGACAGACGACCTTCTACATCAATAACGCCGCAACCTCTCAATTCCAGTTGGCGGTCGGCGGCACCGCCACTGGCGTGCATTATGTCGATGCAACTCAGTATATCTTCGGTGCGCTCACGGCCATTCCGGTCAAGGTCTATACCAGCAACGCGGAAAAGGCGCGGTTCTTCGACAGCGGATGCTTCGCGGTTGGCACAACGACCGACTGCGGGTCTGGCGGGATTCTGGCGAACTCCTCGATCAAATCGCAGTCGGCATCGGCCGGCATTGGATATGCGACGGGGGCCGGCGGGACGGTCACGCAGGGTACGTCACGGACCACCGGCGTCACGATCAATAAGGTCACTGGCCAGATCACAATGTTCAGTGCCGCAGGCAGTGCGACGCCCGCAACATTCACGGTGACCAATTCCGCTGTAGCGGCAACCGATACGGTTCACCTATCCATCGCGAGCGGCGCAACCAACGTTTACAGTCTAAGCGTATCATCTACGGGCGCCGGTAGCTTCGTGATCACGTTCTACACGACTGGCGGCACTGCGACCGATGCGCCGGTGATCAATTTCGCCGTCATCAAGGGCGTGACCGCTTCGAACGATAACTTCCCACTCACCGAAAAGGCTGCATGATGAAACGACTTGCTCTCGCGTTATTGCTTCTCGCAACTCCTGCTGTGGCCCAGCAGCAGCAACAGCCAGACCCGGCTTTCCTGCAGCGGGCACTGGCTTCCATGCAGTCGCAGCGCAATCAGGCACTGGATTCAGCCGCGATCGCGGATGCCAAGGCCGCCGGTCTCGCTGAGGATCTCGCCAAGGCGCAGGCCCGCGTCAAGGAGCTCGAGCATAAGGCTGATCCGGCCCCGGCGAAGAAATAAGCCAGCGCTGCTCCTCGGCGCCAGTGGCGGTGCGTTGTTGGGTCTTCCGATCCTGCCATTGTCCGTGCGGATCATGAGTGCGTTGCGGCTAGGCCTCAACCCGTCATGGTCTCTCGAAACGGAGATCGGGCCATGTGGCCGAAGGACACCACCGCAGCAAAAATGGCCTTTTACGGTGATTTCCGGAAGGCTGACTGGCAGGCCAAGTGCCTGACCCGGATCGCGGCGCCGTTCCAGATGTATTACGACAAACATCCGATCGGCTCGATCCTGGTCAACAAGGCCTGCGCCTCGGCGATACTGGCGGCCTTCAACGAGATTTTCGAAAAGTGCGGACACGACCAGAAGAAGGTCGATGCCACCGGAGCCAGCGACTTTGGCGGCTGTTTCAATATCCGGCGGATAGCCGGCTCTAATAATTGGTCGAACCACTCCTGGGCCTGCGCCATCGATCTGTCGCCCAGCACCAACGGCTTCCGCACCACCAAAACCACCACGCTTTCGACCGTCGTGATCGACGCCTTTAAGCGCCAAGGCGCGCGGTGGGGCGGCGACTACAAGGGTCGCAAAGATCCCATGCATTTCGAATTTGTATCCCCAGCCTGAAAGGACTGAAAATGACCAGCGACCAGATTACCGGAATCCTTCGCGCCATCCTCGCCGCCCTCGGCGGTTTCTTCATCGGCAAGGGCATGATCTCGGCGGCAACCTTCGACTGGCTGACCGGCGGGGTACTCGCCCTTGCCCCGATCCTCTGGTCGATGTGGACCAACCGCCCGGCCGGCATAGCCGCCTCAGCGCAGGCTGTTCCCGGCGTCATCGTGACCACCAGCCCCGCGGCATCGCCCGCAGTCCAGACCGCTGTGGCTAACGCCAAGTCGTGATCACCTGGGCTGAAATTGCTCTGCTGGTTCTCAAGATCGCCGATGCGATCATGGGCCAGATCAACAACCAGAAGCAATTTCAGGCCGGAACGGACGCGGAGATCGCCAAGGTCTCCGCAGCCATCCTCGCCAAGACGATGGCCGGCAAGGCGATCATGGAGAAGATTAATGCGCTCAGCGATTCCGATGTTGATGCTCAGCTTCGTGGCCTTGAGCCCAAGTAGCTGCACGCCCGAACAGATCGACTCGTTCTGTCAGGTCTACAACAAGGTGATCGTGCAGAAGGGCGACGGTTCGATTGCGGCTTCACCTGGGGTTAAGCGGCGCCTGCTCGCGAATGAGCTGACGTATCGCAGCCAGTGTCCGCAAGGGACT